TTCTGTTGGTTTGGCTATCCGTAGTTTTTCTGACGAAGTTAATCGTCAGGCAGATGACAATCAGATGTATCATCATTCTGATGATTTTGATTTGTTTGAGCTTGGCACCTTTGATGACTCTACTGGTATTATTGAGTGCCACCCACAACCCAAGTTATTGACTTTGGGTAAGTCTGTTAAGCTTTAACATTGGGGGGCATGTCCCCCCTTTTTTTTGGAGTTTTTATATGCACATGAACAAGTCTGTTTCTACTCATCAGTTTGCGATGATTCCTCGCGCTGATATTCCTCGCAGTTCATTTAACATTGAGACTGCACATAAGACCACTTTTAACGCTGGTTATTTGATCCCTATTTATGTTGATGAGGCTTTGCCTGGTGATACGTTTAATTTGCGTATGACTGCTTTCACGCGATTGGCTACGCCTCTTTATCCGACTATGGATAATTTGACTTTGGATAGTCATTTTTTCTTTGTTCCTAACCGTTTGATTTGGAATAATTGGCAGAAATTTATGGGCGAACAGGATAATCCTGGAGACTCTATTTCTTATGTTGTACCGACTATTACTTCACCAGTTGGTGGTTATGCGGTTGGTTCTGTTTTTGACTATATGGGGTTGCCGACTGTTGGTCAGGTTAATCCTGGCCAAACCGTCACTCATAGTGCATTGCACCTCAGAGCCTTAAATCTTATTTATAACCAATGGTACCGAGACGAAAACTTGCAGAACTCGGTTACGGTTGATAAGGGCGATGGCCCTGATCCTTATACTGATTACAGTTTGCTTAAGCGTGGTAAGCGTAAAGATTATTTTACAGGTGCTTTGCCTTGGCCTCAGAAGGGTACGGCTGTTTCTTTGCCGTTAGGAACTTCTGCTCCTATTAAAACTTCTTTTACTAATGCCAATCCTCTTACTGTTGTTTCTAGTACTGGACTTGACTATAACCTTGCTGGTGCTCCTTTATCTTTGAATTCACTTCAGCCTACCGGTGGTAATGCTTTGTATGCTGATTTGTCTACTGCTACAGCTGCAACTATTAATCAGTTGCGTCAGTCTTTCCAAATTCAGAAATTACTTGAAAGGGATGCCCGCGGTGGTACACGTTATACTGAACTCATTTTTAGTCATTTTGGGGTTCGTAACCCTGACTATCGTTTACAGCGTCCTGAGTATCTTGGTGGCGGTAGTACACCCATTCAGATTAACCCCATCGCCCAAACTTCGGGCACTAACGCTTCCGGTACGTCAACGCCGCTTGGTAATCTCGCAGCTATGGGTACAGGCCTGGCGCATGGTCATGGATTTACGCAATCCTTCACAGAGCATGGCGTCATCATTGGATTGGTTTCAGTTCGGGCGGATCTTACTTACCAACAAGGTATTCGCCGTATGTGGAGTCGTTCTACTCGGTATGACTTCTATTTCCCTGCTTTTGCTATGCTTGGTGAGCAAGCTATTTTGAATAAGGAAATTTATGTTACAGGTACTAGTACTGATAACGATGTATTTGGTTATCAAGAACGTTGGGCTGAGTATCGTTACAACCCCGCGCTTATTACTGGTTTGTTTAAGTCTACAAGTGCTGGAACTATTGATGGTTGGCATCTTGCTCAGAAATTTACCAGCTTGCCTACCTTGAATTCTACGTTTATTCAGGAGAATCCTCCTGTTGATCGTATTCTTGCTGTTGGTGCTGCTGCTAATGGACAACAGTTTTTGATTGATACGTTTTTTAAGAACCGTGTTGCTCGACCAATGCCTATGTATTCTGTACCAGGTTTGATTGACCACTTCTAATTGTCTTTTTTTAACCCTTGGGAGATTCCGATAGGAATCTTCTAAGGAGAAAGGTTTTGATGTTAGATTCGATTCTTAGTTTTATTGGTGCTGAGCGTGCTAATGCTTCGCGTGAGCAAATTGCTGCTGATGCAAATGCTTTTTCTGCTCAACAATATGCCAATAGATATCAGACTACTGTTAAGGATATGCAGGCTGCTGGTTTAAACCCTATGCTTGCTTATTCACAAGGTGCGGGTTCTGCACCTACTGGACAACAGGCTCAAGGAATTGAGAATTCTGTTGCTACTGCTGTTGAGGCTCATAATAAGGCTGCTCAGCGTAATATGGCTTATGCCCAGATTGATAATATCAATGCTGATACTCAGTTAAAAGCTAATCAGGCTAAAGTTGCCTTGGTTACTGCTGAAAAGGAGGCAGCTTTGGAGCGTCAAGCGACTACTAATGCTAATGAATCTACCTATCGTTTGTGGTCAATGCAAAATGTTCAGAATCCTACTCAGAAGGCGTTAGCTGCTTCTTATTGGTCTCAGGTTCAAGTTAATGCTGCTAATTTGCCTAAGATTGCTCAAGAGATTAAAACTGGCGGAGCTTATGCTGCTCAGGCGTATGCTGCTGCTGCTAAGGCTTATTCTGAAAAGCGTCTTAATGATCAAGAGTGGTATGTGGTTAAAAATGCTGCCGATTATGCTAAGAAGACAGGTCTTCTTGATAATTCTTTGAGGTCTGTTTCTACTGCTACTGGTGCAGTTCGTGATTTGGTTCCTGGTGGTGTTCGTAGGGTTCCAGTTCGTGAGACTGGTACTTATTATGATCGTTCTGGTAATCCTACTGGTGGTTATTCTCGTCAACGTAATTGAAAGGTAATTTATGACTAAAGTTTTTTTGCGTACCCCGTATAACTATGACACGATGGAAGCTAGTGATGCTTCTGGTCTTGTATGTTCTGAGCCTACATTGGCTCAACAACATGCTCGTGATGAGTGTGACATTAACACTATTGTTCGACGTTTTGGGTTAACTGGAGAGTTGCCCAATAACGTTCGTGTGCCTCGTTATGGTGACTTTACGGCGGTTTCTGATTATCAGACCGCAATGAATATGGTTATCGAGGCTAATGAGGCGTTTATGCAGCTTCCTGCGGAAGTGCGTAGCCGTTTCAACAATGACCCTGGGGCGCTTGTTGACTTCATCTCTGATGACTCTAATCGAGCCGAAGCTGAAAAGCTCGGTCTCGTCACAGGCTCATCTAGTGAGCCTGTATCCAACCCCGCACCTGAAGGTGGCGGGGTAGCACAGTCTTCTACTTGATCTTAACTGTGCTAGGTGACACCTTTTTAAAGTTTATTGTCCATTATCTAAGGGGAAAAATAATGAATCCGCTCAAACGTAAGACTGTTTCTAAGGGCAAATCTGCTCGTCATTTTCATAATGCTCATCACCACACTAAAGCTGTGAATTTGGCTCCTGCGCCCATGCGTGGTGGTTATCGACTGTAATGGCTTGTTTCCATCTGATTCCTGCTTGGCAGACTTTGGATGGTTCTATAGTTTTTAAGGAGCGGGGAGATATCGTTAGGTCTCTTTCCCTTCCTTGTGGTCAATGTTACGGGTGTCGCCTTGAGCGAAGCCGCGCTTGGGCGGTTCGCTGTATGCATGAAGCCAGTTTGCACATAGCGAACTGCTTCATCACTTTGACGTATGACAATGATCATTGTCCTACGGACAGGTCTTTAAACTATGGAGACTTCCAGAGGTTTATGAAACGCTTGAGAAAGCGTTATAAGAAATCTACTATCCGTTTTTATATGGCTGGTGAGTATGGTGAAAAATTTGAAAGGCCACATTTTCATGCTTGCATTTTCGGTTTTAATTTTCCAGATCGTACGGTTTGGAAACGTACTCCTTCAGGTTCTCTTATCTATCGGTCAAAATCCTTGGAGGATATTTGGCCTTTTGGTTATAGTTCCATTGGTGATGTCACTTTTGAGTCTGCTGCTTACGTAGCTCGTTATGTAATGAAGAAACGCACTGGTCGTGGCGTTGGAGATCACTACGAGACTACTGATATGGAGACTGGTGAGATTAAGGATCGAATTCCTGAATTTAATCGTATGTCTCTTAAGCCTGGTATTGGTTATGGTTGGTATGAGAAGTTTCATTCTGATATTTATCCCCATGACTATGTTGTTGTGAATGGACGTGAGGTTAAGCCTCCTAAGTACTATGACAAGAAATTTGCTGAGGACTTTCCCGAAGCCTTTGAATCCCTCCAGTTGGAGAGATTCATTGATGCTCAATCCCGATTCGATGACAACACCGATAAGCGGTTGGCTGTTAAGGAACAAGTTTTGGATGCAAAACTTTCTCGATTGAAACGTCACATTGAATAGGAAAATACAATGATTGAAATGTGTGATAACGTTAAGAATGACGTATATGATTCGCCTCGTGTTGATAGACCTTCTGTTATTCACATTCGTGATGTTCAGCATGCTTGGCGTCTTAAGGTCATCCTTGAGTCTAAGTTGTTGTGTATCGTGTCCCAGCTTGATGATGTCAAGCTATTTTTGAAAGAGAAATCATGATTAATGTAATTTGTTCTGTTAAGGATCGTGCTGCCGATGCGTTTGGTCGTCCTTTGTTTGTGCCTTCTGTTGGTTTGGCTATCCGTAGTTTTTCTGACGAAGTTAATCGTCAGGCAGATGACAATCAGATGTATCATCATTCTGATGATTTTGATTTGTTTGAGCTTGGCACCTTTGATGACTCTACTGGT